TCATTTGTGGGATCAAGACGGTTCGTGCCCAGTGGACGCATGCGTAATAGATCGATAACCGACCGATCAGCTATCAAAGAAGTAGCTGTCGTGGTGTTCTGCATGCCCCAGTATGCCTTGGTATCGTCTATCATCTGGCCATCTGAGGAAGAATGGCGCAATGGAAGCATTGGGAAAGCGAAGCTGCCCGTGAACTTGTGTGTAGCGCTGGCGAGGGAGCCGCTGCTAAGGTCAATAATGACGGTGCCGCCAGGGTTGCCTGATGCGCTACAAACGCTGCCGCTGCCTTGAGCGTAGGCGTCTGCAAAGGCGGTGCCGGGGTCGCCCGACGAGGCCGAGTTGGACAAGTCCAGATCTCTAAATGTAGTTGAGCCAGAGTTAAAGTTAAAGCCGATATTCTTTGGAACTCCCTTGAATCCGAAAGGCAAGAGGGACGGTTCCACATTACCACCATCAACAGAGACGTCCATATCCATTCGAATATATCGAGAGACATTGTCATATTGTCCATACTCTCGATACTTCCTGTTGGTCGCATCCCAAGAAACATACTTGTCGCCAATCCGGCGCCCAATATAGTTGGGAGAGTTAGGATTGAGGGATAAATTGTTATACTGTTCCAGAATAACCGGATTAGCATCAGTATCCATCATATCCCGAACTAGTAAGGAAAACTTACCGTAGGGCTCGAAGGAGGGATTAGGAGATTGCTTAATATCCAGCAGTGAAATCTTAAGATTATTCTGCGCCCACTCTGCCTGATCGCGGGCCACTATGCTGAAGAGCTCTTTTGGTGTGCTGTTGATATTAAACAGAGCATAGTTACTATTTTGGTCCTGCGCGATAATTGGCGGAGTCTGTGGCATCTTGAAGCCGGTTTCAAAGTTGTTGGGGTTACCACCAGCAGAGCTTGACAAGGCTACAATACACCCAAACATATCGTCCGTTCCATACGTTAGAAGGTCTGTGACTCCTCTTTCGAATGTTTCGCCTAAGAAATAATATTCTTTATTGGCCGTCGTTGTAATGCTGTCATTAACGAGTTGTGGGTTTGTATTAAAGACCTTGCGGATGTAGCGGCCGCTTGTTTCACTAAAGTTAAAGGTGGACTCTACAATGGTGCCGATTGCGCCGTTGCCAGCTATTCTAACTTTAAACTCTGTCTGTCCCGCGGTCGTTGCGGGCTTAAGTATCGCGGCGGTCGACGAGGTCGTCGAGCTGCCGGTGGCGTCGAATCCGACCCCAACCAGCGCAATGTTGGCAGAACTACTAAGATACCATACAGCAGCAAGAGTACCAGTAATGTGCATCTTCGCGGCCGGTGAACCCGCGTCGGCGCTCTGGCTGTTAAAGACAAAAAGGCCGTACGCTCCGCCGGGGGCAGCGTTGCCGTTGGTCGGATATACCCAGCCAGCACTCCCAGCAGTAGTCTTCTGGGGGCTTTCGTCTCCTAGGAGCCTAACAATAGTTACAGGTGCATCATTCGAGAGATATGCCTGGGCCGCATAGGCAGCATACGTGGGAGCGGACTTGTTTCCATCTCTCCAAACATCGCCACCCTGGCCGCCGGGGCTTGGGTTTCCAAAAAAATCTACAAATTCGCTAAACGAACTAACTGTGATCGGGCGCATTGCGGGACCTTTAACGGTTCGTCCGATAATAGCGGGGCCCGTGCGAAATACCCTTTGTTGCGGTACTTGCGACTGATCGATTTCGTTAATAAAAACGCCGGGCGATACAAATCTAAACTTATCTACAGACATTATTTGGCATCTCCTTCTTCATCAAAATTAAATAGTTAATTTTTACACCAATTTCTTAAGTAAATAGTGAAGCGAAGTAGGAAGAGCCCGACTAATCTCTATAAAACCCCTCATCACTCAAATATTCATTTATATCACCCAAGATTACATGCTCACGGGGGATTTTCACCTCAACTGCGTTTTCTCTGATCACCACCTTTGGTCGTTCCTCGTTGGGGCCGTCGCCGATCAAATACCCAAGGACCTCCATTGTTATCACGGTCTCATACATGCGTTGATTCATCTCTAGGGCATTTGTATTAGAATTGTTCACAAAATCGCCCTTTATAAACGCTTCATATTTGTGACCGTCTCTCTTCAGACGGTGTGGCATGCTGTTCATGCCTCCTTGCCTAATCATCGGAGTCACCAAATCATTCATTTGCTGTTGATATTCGCTTTTAAGGCTTATTTCATAGGTAGCCGTAACCCACACAGGAAGGGGAATCGTAATAGTCTCATAAACCGTCCTTTTGTCCGCGATCTTAGGAAAAGTATTCTGACCCAATCCTCTCCCGGTAACAGTTCCATCGGCGTATTTTCGTCGGGCCAAGTTATCCTGAAACTCTGCCGTCTTTTTCTGGTTAATGCGTCGGGCGATAGTAATGCTTCCCCCTCTGACATCAGCTTGTGGAGGAACATTGGCATATGGAATGGCGCGCTTATCTAACTCCTTTGTTACCGACTTGCGCTCGATGGTCATCAACGGCAAAATAAGAGTTTCTTCTTTGTCCCTCAGATCCTTGTTTCCTTTTATCTGGAAAGAACGTTCCGCGGAGGCCCACACAATAGGTACCCTTTTAAACCCGCTGTTAGACGTCGTAGCCAGTTTTATTCTTTCATTCATATAATCATAGACGGCATAATCAATAGTCTCCAGCGTTGACGACATGAACTCTATTTCGTGTAAAATAGATTTATCCTTGACTCCTGTGTTGTCATACTTGTCAGGATGTTCAATTTCTTCTTGTGTCAATATTGATCTGCTACGTGGCATCGAAGGTCCCCTTTCTGGCTCTCACACACTCGGCGCTTACTTGGAATTTGTGGTCTACCTGTCCGAAATAGTATCTGGTATCATTAAATGTCTTAACTATTTCATACAGTTTGTCGCCATACTGTACAAAGTCACCGGGACGCACATACAGATTTTGATCCGCTGTTAGTCTCTTCCGATGAAAGTGAACCGTTAGCTTACTTTGGTACTCATACCCATACTTATCGTTGGTTTGCTCATTTTCGACCTCAACATATGCATACACGCGCACCGGTGGTAGAAATGTTTTATTAACAGCCTCTCCGTAGAGATTATGAAAATTAGTTTTTTCCACATCAATAGGATAATAAACCACAGTCTGGCCAATGACTCGTTCTGCGAGCTCATCGTTAACCTGTTTAACCAGATCGCGTTCCTTCTTCCCAAAGAACATGGGAGGAGGCGGAGCGGCCGGCTGCGTCCATTTATCGTTTGGATTGTTGGCCATTTAACTACCCTACGTAGATGCCAGTTGGGATATCAGATAAAAGTTTTTCAGCATTATCGGACAAAGCAGCATCATTCTCCGCTAGCTTCGTATATGTAAGCTCATCAAAGGTAGTTTTGAGCTCCTCACGAAGGGTATCTTGTTCTGCCTTGGCCTGCCCTAAAAGGTCTGCAGCGTTTAAGGTCACCGATTCCCCTGGAATAGGTACTGTTGCAAACTTACCGCGAACCTGGCCTAACATTTCTTTTGCCAGCGCCAAAGCAAACCTTCGAATCCACTGCTTACCAATCGAGTTAATACTGGTGTATGCCACATTTTGAAACGGCAGCGTATTAACATTATTAATGCCCACAACAGAGTTGCCGACGGTTCCCGACGCCTCCCAGGGCACGCTTTCCACCGTGAAATAAAACCAATATTTTTGAGGACTTGTTCCGTCTGGTGTAGGCTGAATACGAATCTTATTATCTTTTATTTCATAAGACCAGTGAGATACGCGCGTATTGAGTGCATCCTCATATGCCATTGATTGAAGCTTATTTTGCCAAACGGGAACAATATCGAAAGTGGAGTCGTCCGCATACTGACCATACGTACTTAAGTTACCTACAGCGCTGAAGCCTCCATAATAACCATAGAATCGCCACATAGCGTTAGGGGTTTTATAAAAGACTTTTCTAATAATAATACGCTTATCACCAACTTTATTAAAATATGGCATCGAACTAGTCAACGCCGAAGATGAAATAATACTCTGAAGATCATAATCCGATACATTTACAACCCGCGTAAACGACCCCGAATAGATTGGTTCAGTGCCTCCCAGATTTGTTTCGGTACTGACTTTGTCCGAATATCGACGCAGGTACCCATAATCATAGCGCGGATATCGGAGTTCTATATTGGAACCCGAGAGACTATCTCCACTTTTGATTTGTCCGTCCGAATTAAAAGAAGCCGTCGTGTGCCCCAAAAAGCTAGATAGAGAGTTTTTTGATTGATGAATATTTAGAAGATAAGAATACTCCAATACCGACTCTTCGTAAGCTGCGTAAACGTTCCCTTCGGTTAATTCAATATCAAGTATATCTCCACCTAGTTTCTTATAAGTAAATGCCACCTGATCTGCCGCGCCGGAAAGAAAGTCGACCGAGTCGGCATACATTCCAAAGGGCAACGTAGCCGACACACTGGTGGTTGAGCCTGTTGCTGATAAAACGTTAGTATTAGTTGTCGAAGCAGGATTGAGTTTTGGTAGAGCCATCGATGTTCCTCGTCTTAACTAGTAGTACTACCCTAAATAGAAAGCCCCGACTCATAGAGCCGGGGCTTTCACATTTATTTGTCCTTTGTGGACTAGCTGTCTTAACCGATAGTCATATCAGAAACAACAACTATGCCATACATATCGGGACGCACCATCTTCTTGGCGTACCGAGTCATCACGCCCTTGCGGGGCACGAAGTCTTCGACACCGAAGATAGTAGGCGTGGTCTGCAGCGGCACATAAGGTGCATATACATAACCACTCTCAAGGAAGCTACTACCCTTGCGGCCTACAAGCAAAACGCTTCGTAGGAAGTAAGGATCGACATAAATGTCCCACTTCTTGGAGAGACTACCAACCTTCACAGTACCAGCAGTACCGCGATCGCTGTCAACAGCGACGTTAGCACGGAAGCCGGCCGTAAACTCAAGGATATTAGCAACTTCAGGTCCGCAGACGACGAAGTTAGCACCACCCCGGAGGGTCTTACGGTGGATCTGAGCAGAGACATCATTGATGGTCTCAATCAGAGTTTCATACCACTCGCTCACGTTACCCGTGAAATCAGGAGCAACAGTACTAGCTCCGACTTCGACGCCCGTAACGCGATCCAGGAACTTGCCGGGGGCGCGCGACCAGTAGCGAGTACCAGCCTTTGCACCAACGACGAGGTCCTCAAGGATCTCGCGATCAATTTCAAGAGCGATCTGCTCAGATAGAATCTGAGTAAGCTCGACCTCGGCGTCAAGGTTGTGATAGGCATTAAGATCCTGTCCCAACTCTGGCGTCCACTTGGCCTTGAGCTTCTTAGTAACCGCGGTAACGGCTACGCTGTCGACCTTGATATCGATCTCGGGAATGTTGGCCTCATTTTCCAGCGCCCACGGGGTTGCACCCACGATGGCTCCTAGAGCACGCGTACCAACATTATTAAAGTTGTCCATTTGAGGCCAACTTACAGTATTAGCAGCGATATTCAGACCCGCAATCATACCCGTAGACAGCTGAGCGCTCGTCTGAGCCCCCGACGTACCGTTCGACCCGGTGCCAATAAACACTAGATTCCATCGAGTAGAGGAGCTGATATGAGTGAGACGTCGCACTAAGCGGCCGCACCACACATTTGCTACATGAGCGAGAAGGCCATTCCCCATAGAGTTGGAGAGTTGAATACCTACCAGGTCATCAGTATTGAACTGTTGAGCGTCAGCCTCCAATACGGTCCTCAAAACACTAACAACCGAAATGATTGTACTCCCTGAAACAAAATCAGGATCAAAGTTGACAAGCCTATCAAGCTCGCCACCAGCACCGAAGGTGCCGTTGACAACATTCGCTGCGCTGAACCCCGCGCCGTTGAGAGCCAAAGAACCGGTAGCCGAAGCATACCCGTTATTGAGTCCATAAGGGCCGGCGCCGGCGTTAGCAGCATTTGTACCAACACCGTCAAGATTGACACCGCCGGTCAGCTGTTCACCAACCACGCCACCACCGAAGAGTGATTTGCCGGCTACATATCCCAAACGACTAGTCTGGGTAGCGCCGTCACCAATCTGTGCGGAGACAGTGAAATCAAGGAAGAAGATCAGGCCAGAAGGCAAGCTCATGGGCTGAACACTTACAAGATCATTAGCAATTAGGTTGCCGAATACACGACGAACCAGAGGGAATGCGACAGCCGCAAAACCCTCGACGTCGCCACCCTTCATGGTGGACGACTCACGGAGTAGCTCGCGTGCTTGGTTCTCAAGCAAGCTGGCCATCCCGTTTCGAAGATGATCATGCTCTAGACCCTCGAGAAGACCGGTCTTTTCCCACTTGGAAACAAGGGCCGCGCCATCCGCTGAGAGATCACGATTAATGATACCTTCAGTTAACTTTTCTACAATAGACATTTTTATATACCTCCTAGTATGTTTTATTGTTTTAAACCTGCCAAACGTAACATTCGATCCATATTTGGATCAACAGTAGTAGAAGCATCATTGCCTCTATTTGAACTTAGAAGCATCGTAGTTGTAGGTCTGCTAACAGCTTCGCGAAGTGATTCTGTACGGCGATTCTTGCGAATGCCCACTGCGCTTTGAAGTGTCTCAAATAACATCTTCGTCTCTTCTACTGAACTGGCGTTACGAACAGCTTCGACAATATTTTCTTTTTGTCGCTCATTCAAGGAGGCGCTATTCAAAGCCTTATTTTGATATAGAAGTTTGGCGTTTTCTAATATCAAAAGATTTAGTTGGTCCTTCGCTTC